GGGATTTCGCCAGCACTTTGTTCGCCTAGCGACAGAATAAAGTGAATCCAATTCATGATGACAACAGAAAGAGTTACTGTATAATCAAATTCATTGACAGGAGGATATATGGCATCAACTGGCGGCGTGAAGCTGGGATCAACCTATGATGAGGCCAGAACAAGAAAGCTGAACGCGGAAGCGGAGATTGCGGAGCTTGAGTTGGCTAAAGTCAGGAATCAACTGGTATTGGTGGAGGACGTAGTAAAAGCGTGGACCGATACCCTATCTAATCTTAAATCTAAAATGACTAGCATTCCGTCTAAGGCTGCGCCTATAGTGGCGAGCGAAACGGAGATAGGAGTAGTCCAAGAGATTTTGACTGATTCAATCAACGAAGCACTGGAAGAGTTATCAAATTATGACCCAAAAGTTTCAGCGGCGAGGACTAGCAAGCCTAAAGGACCATCTGCGGGAGGTGATGAAGACACTGAAGCCGCCGCCCCGCCTAAGCGTAAGCGAGTGGGCAGACCGTCAAAGGCGACTAGACTCGCAGACTAGCGCAGAGGCTGGAACGTGGCGAACGTCTCGGGCTGAGTACCAGAGAGGCATTATGGATGCCTGTTCTGACTACAATATAAAAGAAGTCGTTGTCATGGCTGGCGCTCAGTTGGGTAAGTCAGAGGCATTGCTGAATATCATTGGCTATCACATTGACCATGACCCATGCCCGATTCTGATGCTACAGCCTACAGAGTCTATGGCTCAGTCGTTCTCAAAGGATCGTATTGCTAACGGCCTACTTAGGGCAACGCCTTGTCTGTTCGGCAAGGTAAAGGATCCACGGGCGAGAGACTCCAACAATACGACTTTGCACAAGATCTATCCTGGCGGCAGTCTTTCTCTGGTCGGTGCTAACTCACCGGCTGGTCTTGCTAGTAGGCCGATCAGAATAATACTCGCAGATGAGGTTGACCGATTCCCAGCTTCAGCAGGAAGTGAGGGTGATCCTCTATCGCTGGCTCGCAAGAGAACCTCTACCTTCCACAACTCTAAGGTCATTGCGGTTAGCACTCCGACGATCAAAGACGTGTCTAGGATTGAGGATGCTTACGAGAAGTCCGATAAGAGACAGTACTATGTCCCGTGCAAGCATTGTGATCATACTCAGACCCTGATCTGGGCCAACGTGAGATGGGTTGATAGCGACCCTGACACTGCTGGTTATATGTGCGAAGAGTGCGGTGGGTTATGGTCCGATGCAGATAGGAGATGGTCTGTTCGCAACGGACAATGGGAAGCGTCAGAAGAGTTCAAGGGTATCGCTGGGTTCAAGATATCTGGACTGTATTCTCCTTGGACAGCACTTGCTGACGGTGTTCGTGAGTTCCTGTCGGTCAAGAAGAACCCTGAGCAGCTTAAAGTATGGACCAATACTTACTTAGCCGAGCCTTGGGTGGATGCTGGTGTCACTATTGATGAGATGAACTTGTTCCAACGTAGAGAATCATACGACAAGGTTCCTAACGAAGTAGTAATTATTACTGTCGGAGCAGACGTGCAGGATGACAGATTAGAATTGACCTTTGTTGGATGGGGCCGCGATGAGGAATCGTTCGTCTTGGATCATGAGATCTTGCCTGGAGATCCGTCAACGCCTCAACTGTGGTCAGCCTTAGACTCTCAGTTAGCTAGGACGTTTGAGACAGAAGATGGCAGGATGCTTGGCGTTAGAGCTACGGCGATAGACTCTGGCGGTCACTTTACGAACAGCGTCTATCAGTACTGTCACAGGAACTTTGCTCGCAGAGTCTTTGCGATAAAGGGTGTGGGCGGAGAAGGTAGAGCGATTGCCGGTAAGCCATCAAGGAATAATGTGGTAAAGTGTCGCCTATTTCCTATCGGTGTTGATACGATTAAAGACCTTGTCTTTGCGCGTCTTAGAATTGACGAGGCTGGCCCAGGATACATAAACTTCTCTGATACGTTGAACGAAGAATACTTCCGGCAGCTTACGGCTGAGAAGATAATAACGAAACTTGTCAGAGGATTTAAAAAGAGAGTCTTTCAGAAGATAAGAAATCGTAATGAGGCTTTAGATTGTTATGTTTACTCTCTAGCCGCTTATAGTATAATCAACGTATCTGTCAATAGCATTGCGGATAAAATTCAGGCAAGATCTGAAAGACCAGAGGTTCCTGAAGAGCCAGAGGTCCAGCCTGTAACTAGAAGAAGGCCAGTGCAACGAAGGCCTAGACAAAACTATACCAACGCATGGCGGTGAAATGGCAAACCTATTTGATGCTAGTAATTACCCAAGCCAAGAACCAGAAACCTTGGTAGTCGGTGATCGGTGGGTTTGGCAACGTCCTGACCTTGTTACGGATTATCCGACAGACCAGTACGCTTTAACGTATGAATTTCATTGCGACACTGGTGGCGGCGGTAGTCATAAGTTTACTGTTACGGCTTCAGAAACCAGCACGGCGTATGTAGTAGAGGTCAGCTCTACAGTCACTGAGAATTATACAGCACATTCGTACAAGTGGTACGCTTTTATAACTAGAACCTCTGATTCACAACGAGTTGCTGTTGATAACGGCATAACAACTCTTGTGGTGAACTATGCCGACAGCAATGCCGATGTAAGAACCCACGCCAAGAAAGTCTTAGACTCTATCCAAGCTGTTATTGAGAATAGAGCAACTGTGGATCAAAGCTCATTCACAATCGCTGGCAGAAGCCTATCTAGAATGACCATAGAAGAATTGTTCATGGTTAGAGACAGATACCGAGCCGAATACAACGAAGAAGTCAAAAAGGCTAGAATCAGAAACAAGAAGCCGTCTGGCAATTTAATTGGAGTAAGATTTTAATGGCTTGGAACCCTTTTAAACGAAAAGAGATCCGTAAACAGATCAAGATGCAAAGATCGTTTAAAGGCGCTCAAGGTGGTCGGTTATTTGCCGACTTTTTTAGTTCTTCAGCTTCCGCAGATCAGGAACTAAGGCAAGCACTGGTCACTTTGCGGAACAGAAGTCGTGAGCTATCACGAAATGACGCTTATGTAGCCAGATATCTAAACCTTCTAACGTCAAACGTAGTCGGTCATAACGGCATTAGGGTCAATGCTAAGTCTAGAGACTCTGACGGCACCTTGGATTCTGTTGCTAACTCAACGATTGAGATGGCGTGGAAGAAGTGGTCTAAGAAGGGTAACTGCACTGTGGACGGTCAGATGTCCATGATTGACTGTCAAAGGATGTTTATTGAGGCTCTAGCCCGTGATGGTGAGGTCTTAATTCGTCAGATCACAGATCCTACAAGCGAATTTGGCTATAAGATTGAATTTCTGGAAGCAGATCACCTTAACGACACTAAAAACGAGATCTACACTAACGGCAACAAGGTTGTCATGGGTGTTGAGATCAACGACAAGCGAAAACCTGTCGCGTATCACTTATATAAGAACCATCCAAACGATTTAGGGCTTCAGCAGAGCAATGAGACAATTAGAGTCCCAGCAGAAGAAGTGATTCACGCCTTTGTACGTCAAAGACCTGAACAGACCCGTGGTTATCCGTTTGTAGCGCCTGTGATGGGCAATATCAAGATGCTGAATGGGTATTATGAGGCTGAGATCACTGCCGCTAGGGTTTCCTCGGCAAAGATGGGCTTCTTTACCAGTCCTGCCGGCGATGGATACGTTGGCGATGAAATGCAGGACGAATACACGCCTATCATGTCTGCGGAACCGGCTACGTTTGAGCAGCTCCCTGCCGGAATGGACTTTAAGGCATTTGACCCTGCCCATCCTACGACAGCGTTTGAGAGCTTTTCTACTGCTATCTTGAGAAGTATTGCTTCAGGTTTAAACATTAGTTATCACTCAATCTCAAATGACCTGTCTAGCGTGAACTATTCGTCTCTACGAGCGGGTAGTTTAGAGGATAGGGATCAATACAGGATACTTCAGAAGTTCATGGTTGAGCACTTTATTGAGCCGGTATTCAGAAGCTGGCTGAAGAACGCCATGACTCGTTCAATCAACCTTCCTATCACAAAGTACGACAAGTTTGCCGAAGGTGTATCTTACATTCCTCGCAGTTGGGGTTGGGTAGATCCGCAGAAGGAAATGCAAGCCAACATTGCTGGCCTTCAGAACGGTATCGTGACGTATCAAGACATTGAGGCTAACTACGGGCGTGATGTTGAAGAGCTATTTGAGCAGCACGAACGAGAACAGAAGCTTGCTGAACAGTATGGAATAAAGACAGCCTTCCAACCTTTTGGTATTAAGCTACCGACAGAAGCCGAAGTTGAAGGAAGGGAAAATGCCGACCCCGAATAGCGGAATGAAGTCAGAGGCCCGAAAAGGCTTGGATTGGCGTAGCGAGTTCGGTCGCGGTGGTACTGAAGTTGGTATCGCTAGAGCCAGAGACATTGTTAACGCCAAAGATCTGTCAGATTCTACGGTAAAGAGGATGTATTCGTTCTTTTCTCGGCATGAAGTGGACAAGAAGGCAAAAGGCTTTAGGCCTGGAGAGAAAGGATATCCATCAAACGGAAGAATCGCTTGGGCATTATGGGGCGGTGATGCCGGTTTTTCATGGTCTAAGAAGCTTGTCAATCAGATGAAAAAAGACGAAAGATGGTCTGAATCTATTGACAAAGATGTTACTATTGAGCCAGAACAAGAGGTGATACAAATGGAAAGACATGTTGTAGGGGTTGAAGAAACCGAAGACAGCTTTATCGTTGAATTTAGGAAAGCCGATATGGAAGCTGCCGAAGACACTGTTGAAGATATCATTGAAGATTCTGAAGAAGAGCGTTCAGCAGAATTAGATGACGAAGAATATCAGGCTATGGCCCGTGATATGGTATCTGACAAAGTAATTTATAGGACAATTGACCTTTCTCGCGGAGCTATTGACGAGCAAAAGCGTATTGTCCGAATTGGCGTTTCATCAGAGACACCAGTTGAACGGGATTTTGGCTTAGAGGTTTTGGGCCATAATAAAGAAGACATAGATATGGAATTTATGGCTTCTGGTCGCGCACCGCTTCTGAACAACCATAAGATGGATGAACAGATCGGGGTTGTGCGGTCATTTTACCTTGATGAGGCGCAGCGGCGTACCGTTGCGTTGGTTGAATTTGGCAATTCAGCCTTGGCTCAAGAGGTTTTTGAGGATGTTAGAACAGGCAT